CTAAATGGAAAAGAAAAAGAGTTATTAAAGAGATTATCCAAAAGGAGTTAACATGACCGAACCAAGATGTAAAACAGCAAGTGAGCCAAAGAGTATTAAAGAGGAACTGAGTCAATTCTGTTATGAACAACCAAATAGTAAATTCAATATTCTAAATTCACCCCTAATCGACAGCATAGAATGAGAATATAAAATAATTAGTGACCTACTTGTAATTGTGTTACCAATTTATTATATTCGCAACAAATCTTAAAAGGTTTTCTTTTGTTGAACGAATACAGCTCACTAATCATCGCACTTCTTTGTATAATAATCAGCATCCTCTGTATCTATGCCTGTGATCTAAAAAGAGACCGCAACTATTACAAAACTAATTTCAAATATTGGATGGATTCTACACGTGAGTTAGAGGAAGAGCTATTCAAGATTAAAACCGGGGATAAAGAACTTGCCTGATGAAATCCGTAAAAGTTGACATATCGAAAATCAAAATAATTCAAAAATCCTGTGGCTTATTAAATGATAATTCCTTTGCTGTTTATGTGGTTTCTGATATAAGGGACAAAAAGGGCTTTTACAGATTATTGCCTGAATTTACTAAGGAATGTTTTATAAATGCAGGACTACAGTTTTATAATGAAATAATCCTTGTGAATGCGGTTGGCAGTTTACCGATAAGAGTCGGCAGGCAGTTTGGTGGTTATCGTAAGGTTGGCAGAATGCATCAAAATATATTAGTTTTTTATAAAGGCGATCCGAAAAGAATAAAGGGGAAATTTGGAGAAATTGAAATTGATAAGGATTTATTCCTTGCTGAAGAGGTCGCCTAATGCCTGTTAAGAAAACAAAGGGAAAAGTGCTTAAAAGTGCGAAAAAAGAAGGTCGTACCGATTGGCTTAGGAATCAGGCATTAGTTCAGACTGCTTATGTTGATTTATTAAAGGAATTGAAAAGATGCCCTACTATTCTTGAGGTTGCTAATAAAGTTCACCTATCCATAAAGGCGATTGATAACCACGTAAAGCAATTGAAATTTGAGCCATTAGGGGATTCTATGAGGGCTTTAACTCCCGACGTGGTGGCTTCGATTTATAATTCAGCACGCAAGGGACAGCCGGCAAGTCAAAAGTTATGGATGCAGATTATGGAGGGGTGGAGAGAGAAAACAGAAGTTGAACATTCCGGCGGTGTTAAAATCATTAAGGATAACATTTGAAAAGTGCGAATTTAGAGCGTGAATACAATGTGTCCATCGGTAAAACACTTTGACTGAGACCTGTGTTAATACAGCCGATGTAGTTTTGGAATCGTTTTACGATTTCTGGCAAGCCTGCAGAGATGATCATTATACATTTTACATTTGTAAGGGTGGCAGGAATAGTGCAAAATCAACAACAATCTCACAAAGAATGATATTCGACTTAATGGATCTTCCCTTGAACGGTTTATGTATTCGTAAGGTTGGTAATACAATCCAAGAATCTGTTTATGAGCAATTAAAAGAAGCCACTTATTTGTTGGATGTATTTGATGAGTTTGTTTTCACAAAATCTCCATTAAGAGTAATTTATAAAGCAAGGGGAAATTATATTATATTCAGGGGTGCAGACGATGCGCAAAAATTGAAATCAATTAAGACTTCAAACTTTCCCATAGCTCGTGTTTGGATTGAAGAACTAACAGAATTTAAGACAGAGGAAGAATTACAGACGATTATGGATTCTGTTTTGCGTGCGGAGTTACCGGAAAATTTAACTTATAAGTTCTTTTATTCGTATAACCCACCTAAAAGAAAACAGCACTGGGTAAATAAAAAATATGAATCTGTTATAATTCCAAAGAATACATACATACATCACTCGTCATATTTAGATAATCCTTACTTGCCTTTTCAAACGCTAGAGGAAATAAACGAAGTAAAAGAAAAGAATATCCGTAAATATAACTGGATTTATTTAGGTGAACCAACCGGTGGGGGGATCGTACCTTTTGAGAACTTAAACTTTAGAAAAATAACAGATGATGAAATAAGAAGTTTTAATAATATAAGGCAGGGCATGGATTGGGGTTACGCCGCACATCCTTTCTGCTTCGCAAGATTTCACCTGGATAAGAAAAAAGAAATCTTGTATTTATTTGATGAGGTTTTCGGAGTTGGCTTATCTAACCGGAAAGCAGCAGAATCTATAAATGCAAAAAAATATAACGATGAGTGGATTACCGCCGATAGCGCAGAGCCTAAGTCTATAGCAGAAATGAAGGAATATTCATTAAGGGTAAAGGGAGCAATTAAGGGTCCGGGTTCAGTTGAGTATGGAGAAAAATGGCTTAATGATTTAACAGAAATAGTTATTGACAAAGCAATTTGAAGATATTGATTACAAAGTTGATAGGGATGGGAATATCAAATCAGAATTAGAAGATGTGGAAAACGAGGCAATAGACGTAGCTCGTTACGCCTGTGAGGGGGATATGAGAAAAAACAAAATAGAGTTCTTTTAACACAAGGAAATTAAGATGCCATATTTTAGTGGAACGGACACAGTAAAGCTGCAAATGAATGTAGCTCAAATCAAATCAGACTCAAAACTTATTACTGCAATTATAGAACGCTGGGAGCAATCACACGTATATAGGCACATGATTGAGGGGGAAAAATATTACTCGGTTAGGCATGAAATATGTCATAAGGATTTTACTAAAGCGTATATTTTCAATAAAGACATAAATGATTTTGTCCAGGTAGAGAATAAAAATGCCTCGAATCTGAAAACTATAAATCCATTCCTTAGATACTTAAACAGGCAAAAGACTAACTACATAGCGGGTAAACGTATTCAATTCACTGTCAAGGATGCAGAGAACAATACGGATGCCGAAACACTACAGGAAAATATTAACAATGAGCTGAATGATTACTTTGAATCAACTGCTTATGATTTAGTATTGCATGCCTCGAATAAAGGCATGGAAGTATTGATGCCCTTCATAAATGCAGATGGTAAATTCGATTATAGAATCGCTCCGGCACAGAACATCATTCCTGATTATGATGAAGAAACAGGTCAACTTATTTCAGTAATGAGGTATTATGAAAAGGATTATTTAGCAGACAATGACGAACAAAGGGATTCTTTAAGAACCAGCTCACAGTTAATGGAAGTCCGCAGAGTTGAGATATGGACTAAAGAAGATGTTTCCTATTATGTACAGGACTCACCGGGCGGGCTTTATGTATTTGAAAGTTCACGCTCTCATTTTGAATTAACCAATCCTTTGTTAAACCCTGAAGATCAAACAGCAAAAGGAAGCTGGGGGAGACCTCCGTTTATATTCCTGAATAATAATTCAGAAAAGGAAAGCGATCTATTACCTATTAAATCTCTGTTAGGCGCTTACGATGCTGTCTCTACTGGATTTTTTCAAGATGTTGATACTATCCAATCAGTAGTTTATCACGTTAATGATTATGGCGGAACGGATGCTAAAGAGATCCCACAAATGCTAAAGTTATTCAAATCAATAAGCACACAGGGACCGGATGGGAAAGTTGAAGCCATTCAAATCGAAATACCATTTGAAGCTAAAAAAGAAATCCTCTCAATACTCGAAAAGAATATTTTCAGATTTGGCGAAGGTGTAGATTTGACAGCAGTAAATAAGGGGGCTAATATTCCCATCATAGGTGTTGAGGTTACGTTTAATGATTTGTATTTGAAAGGGAATAATACGATCTCTCAATTAAAGTTAGCACTTAAAGACTTTATTTGGTTTTTAATTTTCTATATGCAGAATAAGAAAATGCCCGGACGTGTTGACTCTAAAAATGTTCAATTACTTGCCGATTCTGTTTCTGCTGTTATCAAAGTATCAAAGATTAGTAATGATACGGAGTTAATTACTAATCTGCTTGCAAGTAAAGGCATTATGAGTAATGAAGCCATAATGAATAAGCACCCCTACATTGATGACGTGGAAACGAATAAGGCTCAATTAGAGGAAGAGGCTACTGTTAATCTTGATACAGTTCCGCCTGACAATATCAATGTTGATATGACCAATACTGATATGAATAAGCAGAAACAAAAACAAGTCGCGGTATAATAAATGGATAACAATATCGAGAACATGATTCCCTTCATTATGATAGGGTTTGTATTTGTGTTGGTATTCGGTTTTCAGCTTTTAATCCGTTGGGACGACAGAAGAGATCGCAAAAAATCAGACCCTGATAAAAACAAATATACTGAAGATGTCTTCCATGATGAAGATGATTGGTATAAAAACTAAACAGGACTTAAAGCAATAAAATGTATTTAATTAAAACGAGAGGTAATAAATGGGATTGTTTAATAGTGTTTCTAAACTTACTCAAAAAGTTATATCAAAATTTAAGAATACTGGTTATAACGAAAAGAAGGTTCATGTTTCTTCTGCAAATAACCCATCTCAGAAAGGTATGGCTAAATCTTTTATTATTCGTAAGGGTTTTAGGAAGAACAAAGAACAACCCAAGATGTCTAATAGACAAAAACGGATTAAGAATAATCCTGTAAGCAAATATTGGTTCGGCAACTTTTCACCTGTTAAATATTGAGGTTAATATGTTAATTAGTAGAGGTCGGTTTGATGGATTATGTAACGAGAATAAAGAATTATGGAAAGAGATTTGTCATCTTTGGGACAGGATAAATCTTCTATCTAAAACACTTGGCTATGAATTTAAGCCAGAGGACAGGAAGGAAATTCCCGCACAGGTGAAGATTGAGCCGGCACAATTTGTCCCCGTTAATAAATCAAAGAGTAAATTCCAGGTTGTAAAATAATTGCCCTCCCAAGAATTCATAGCGTTATCGAAACTTACAACTGATAAAATCAATTCCCTGTTATTATTAAGGGACGAAACAGCAGATAAGCAATACCTTGCATGGGAGAATGAACTACTTAATACTTACAAACGTTCCTTAATTGCAATCAAAGATCAAATCCGTTCTATGTATGAAAAATATGGGGAATCGGTTACTTTATCTGATATGCAAAGTTTTAACAGGTTAAAGAATCTTGAAATCCAGATCACCAAAGAGATCAACACACTGAATGCTAATATTACTATCAGAACAAGAAAACAGCTAGGGAATTTCTTTGAATCTAATTATTATCAAACAGGCTTTGCTATTGAATCAGGGCTAGGCATGGATTTAAGTTTCGGTTTACTTAATCCTAAAGTCATTCAGGAAGCTGTTTTGAATCCTTACGATTGGGAAGGGCGTTTGAAGCTATGGAATAATAAACTATTACTGGATATAAAGCAGAACGTAACGGACGGATTAACTCAGGGGCTTGGATTAGTAAAGACTACTAAAAATATTCAATCCTCTTTTGAAACTAACCTTGGTAAAAGAGCAGCCGATAAGATTACAAGATCGAATATATTAAGAGTAGTAAGAACCGAGTCTGCATGGGCGCAGGAGATGGGGAATCAGGCGGGGTTCTCACAATTAGAACAAGATGCTTTCGACTTAGGTTTTGAAACTTCCAAAGTTTGGGATGCCGTACTTGATTCCCGCACACATCCGAATCATGGTGATATGGATGGGAAAGAAGCTGATAAAGATGGCATGTTTCATTTTACTACTATGGATGGGAATATGATCCTTGTTAAAGGGCCAAAGTTAATGAGTGGCCCTGATCGAATTAATTGTAGATGTGAAGATCGCATTCAGATTAAAGGCTTAGAGCCATCCGTAAGAAGGGATAACGAAAATAAAACAGTAATTAAATATACGACTTACGATAATTGGAAGGAAACATTAAAATGATAGATCGTAAAATTGAATCCTTAACATTCCCCGTATTAAGACAAATGAATCTCATAAACGAGAAGGAGTTGAGGGATTTGTTTATCGTTAATGATTTCAAGGAGATGAGAGCAGAAGGGTTAACCGTTGAGGCGATAATTGAGATATGTTCACAAAAGAAATATAATAACCAGTATCTATCAAAATATATGATTAGGTATATTATTTATAAAAAGGGGTTATCGTGACAAATTCTTTGTTGATAATCTCTCATATAATCTAACAGGCTACAGCTCCAAAGCCATTTAGACATTTGATAAGAGATTGCTTTTGCCCTCCTTATATTTTTGCCATTAAACTTCCTCTTCTTTATCCTAGCCTTCATTTCTTCTCCTTAATCAGTTTCATTACAAAATCAGCAAGTCCCATAGCTCCCCTGGATAAGTTTATCAGATCAAACTCTTTAGAAGTTACCCGGAATTGTATTTGACAATCACGTCCGCCCTTGTGAGGGGTGATTATGCGTTTAATCTTTTCCATATTCTTTTGTATAAAACTTAAATTCAAGTATAATCGTTTCAAATTCATCCGGTTTTCTTGGATTAAAAATCGGATATAAATCAAAATAAAAGAATTTCGTTAAAATAAAACGCACTAACTTAAACAACAGTCCCTTACATAATACTTGCGCCTTGTTATATTTATAATCGCCACTAAAATATGTGTGGGAACCCAAAATTTGTCCTTCCATCGTCCTTCCTCTATAATTGTTTTTAATCCTACTTTTAATATACGAGAATGTATATCTAAAATCAATAGACTTTCTAAAATTATTAGAATGATTTTATATAACCAAACACTTATTCTTTCGGTGTCGATATTTAGTATTTCCACGACAACAAAGGAAAGAGATTACGAAGAGAGAACTTCAACAAACACAGTCAAATCTAAACCATAAGGAATATATGGAAAAATTAACAAGTTTACCTACACCTGAATTATTTGCTTCAACTTACAAAGATCAAATCTTATATGTTGCTAAAGCAGATGAAAATGTCATTGTTGATAATAATGGCAAGTATATGCCAGTCGATAAGCATAACGCTGAAATGACAGCAAAGAAACTTGAAATAGAAAACCTCAAATCTCAAAAAGACTCTACAGATGCTGAATTAACGAAGCTGAAAAAAGAGTTTAAGGATGTTGAGGGGTTTTCAGATGCCATTAAAAAACTACAGACAGAGAATGCCGAAAAAGATAAAGTTCTCGAATCAACTAAGAAATCTTATACCATCAAAGAAGCGGTAAAAGATGCTTATAGAGATTTAGGCGTTAATGCAGAATACTTGGATTATGTAATAGGTAAGGAAAACCCCGAACTCGAAAAGGTGGAACTGAAAGAAGGTAAATTTGTGATCGACACCGAAAAAGTTAAAACATTAAAAGAAAAATATAAAGCAGTAATCGGTATTACTACTGTTAAGGGCTTTACGCCTGATAATGGCAATATCGATACTTCCGGTGATGCTGAATTTAAGAAATACAACGTCACTCAACAAATTGAATTAAAGAAAAAAGACCCGGAAACATATAAACGAGTTTTCGGATAGGAGATAAAATTTCATGGCACTTCAAGCAACGGCAATTACCAATATTTATGAACCAACAATATGGTCTAAATATTTCATAGAACTTACTACTCAAAAATCATTACTTATTCAATCAGGTATAGCGGGCACAGACCTGGAACTAACAGCGGCAGCCAACGAGGGCGGACGTGTTGTTAATATGCCTTTCTGGGATGATCTTCCACATGATACAGGTTCAACAACCAGATCAAAGGTCGCAACCGATACAGATGATGAAATCACACCGGCCGGAATTACATCCAATGAAGATATAGCAGTTAAAGAATTTAGAACACAGGATTTCCAGGTTGCCCCGATAGTCAAATATGTGGCTGGTGACGATCCTGCAAATGTAATAGTTCAAAGATATGCAACATGGTGGAATAAAGAAGAGCAAAGACTTCTTCTACTTAAATTAACAGGTGCTTTCCTTAATTCAACCATTTACGGAAACTTACAGAATGATATTTCCACAGGTGCACCTACAACTAATGCAGCTAATCTAATTTCAACAGATGCAATTCTTGATACCCAGTTTCTTTTAGGCGATGCTTATGAGAAATTGACCGGTATTATAATGCACTCAGTAGTTTTCAAAAGATTAGCTAAACTTGATTTGATTGATAACTTACCTGAGTCACAGCAAAGTCCATTGATTATGCCAACCTATCAGGGGAAGAAAATCCTTGTTGATGACGGTATGACTGTATATGATGGTACTACTTACAAAAAGTATTATACTTATTTATTCGGACAGGGAGCAATCGGAAGGGTAGATATACCTCTTCAATCCGGCGATCCCGAACTTGAATTATTCAGAAATCCTAAAGCTGGCGTTGGTGCTGGTATGTTGGATATAATTTCAAGACGTTATTTCATTTTACACCTTAGAGGAATCAAGTATTATGATTCTAATATGGCTGGTGTTTCTCCCTCAGATGCTGAGTTAGTTGATCCTACAAATTATACTCAGGTTTATTTAACCAAGAATATAAGAATCGCACGTTTGGTCACAAACGGGTAATTCAAACATTTATGGGGTTGCATAAGCGACCCCAAATTTAATATTAAAGGAAAAATAAACATGGAAAAATCATTTAGTAGTATTGTAAATAAAGAAAAGCATGGATTAGGCGGAGTTGTTAAAACTCTCGCTTCTGCTTTTTCTGGCGATCTTGTTTTCGTAGTTAGTCCCGCAACCGTTACACCCGCCCCGAGGTCAACAGCATGGACAAGAACCGTAAAGGTTTATCTTAAAAATGCAGCTGGCGATATTCATACTTGGTTTAGCAAGGCCATTGCTACGGGTGTTTCTATTGCAGATACCTCAACGGCCGGAGCCGCTACTATTCCGAGTACA